CAGACTCAGACACTTCAACAGAGTTTAACTCTGGAGCATTTGTTTTCGTAGAGAAAGGAACAGCAAACGCCGATAACGGTTATGTGATGACTCAAGATACTACCATTACGTTTGGTAGTACTAGCATTACATTTGACCAGTTCTCAGGCGCTGGACAGATTAGTGCAGGTAATGCTCTAACAAAATCTGGCAACACTATGCACGTTGCTGTAGATGATAGTTCTATTGAAGTATCATCCGATGCATTACGAGTCAAGAGTAACTGGGTTGGACAGAATAGTATTACAACGCTTGGAACTATTACAACTGGTGTGTGGACAGGTACAGCGATAGCAGATGCTCAAATTGTAAATGCTCTAACAATCAGTGGTGGTTCAGTAGATGGTTCAGTAGTTGGTGGTACAACACCAGCAGCTGGTACGTTTACAGCACTGACTGCAAACGATTCTTTAACAGTAAACGCTGATGTTACTATCGTAGGTGACACAACAGGTAATGTTACTTTAGGAGTCAAGGGTGTAGGTTCACAATCTGCTGACTTGTTTCTAGTAGAACAGAGTGACGGTACAGATGTCTTTGCTATCACAGCAGCTGGTGTCATTGATACTGGTACTTGGGAAGGTACAGATGTTGGAGTAGCACATGGTGGTACAGGACTTTCGGCAGTTGCTAAAGGTTCATTACTCGTAGCTAACTCTGCAAACACACTATCGGCGCTTGACGGTGGCGGGTCTAACGACGGCGTTGCTTTTTACACAGCATCAAGCGATACTATCTCTTGGGCGACATCATTGGACGGCGGAACTTTCTAAATGGCGGTTTCAATATTACCTAAAAGGTCTCACAGTGCGGGGAATACACCTGATACTAGTGACCTTATAGCAGGCGAGTTGGCTGTAAATACTGCCGACCAAAAAATATATCTTCGTGATGATAGTAACAATATAGTTACTGTTGCTACTAAAGGACAGACTGCGGCTGAAGTCACTGCAACAGCAATGGCTTTAGCAATAGCATTAGGATAAGACATGGCAACACCAAACTCAAAGGCTACACTAAAAGAATACTGTTTACGAAAACTTGGAAAACCTGTCATCGAGATAAATGTAGATGACGACCAAGTAGACGACCGTTTAGATGAAGCATTAGAATATTTCTCTGAGTTCCATTTCGATGGAGTGGAGAGAATGTACCTAAAGCATCAATTGACTACTGATGATGTCAATAGGTCGAAAGTGGCTGCTGACATCGAAATAGCGAGCACTGATGGTGGCACTACGGCCACACACATACCAACGACAACTACTAACGGTGCGTTGTCGGCATCTGGAACTAGCGTTACGCTTACAAGCGCAACTTCATTCCCGGCGACTGGTACTATTACTATTGCCACAGATGGAACTAATGCGGCAGAAGATGTAGCATACACAGCCGTTAGTGGTAACGTATTGACAACCGCTGCGTTGGCAAGAGCTCATTTGACTGGTTCTGCTGTTACTCTAAAAGTAGCATCTACTTGGAAACAGAATCAGGGTTATATCCCCATACCCGATTCTGTTATGTCTGTAACAAACGTATTCCCGTTTAGTGATAACGCTAGTATGAATATGTTTGATGTTAGATATCAACTAAGATTGAATGACTTATATGATTTTTCTTCAACGTCAGTAGTTCATTACGAAATGACTATGAACCATCTAGACTTTCTTGACCACATTCTTGTTGGTGAGAAACCTATTAGGTACAATGTGCACAATAATAGACTGTATATAGATATGGACTGGTCAAATGATATGGATGTCGGTGAATATTTTGTAATAGAATGTTATCGTAAACTAGATCCTACAGTTTGGACGAATGTATATAATGATTTCTTTTTGAAAAAATATGCAACACAACTCATAAAAAAACAATGGGGTGCAAACCTTATTAAGTTTAATGGAGTACAGATGTTGGGTGGAGTCACAATGAACGGTGAGTTAATATATACTCAGGCGCAAGAGGAAATTCTAAGATTGGAAGAAGAAATGCGTTTGACTTACGAGATGCCTATTGACTTTGCTGTAGGTTAACCCATGCCAACGTCAGTCTATTTCGACAAAGGAACTTTCGGAGAACAGAATCTCTATGAAGATTTAATCATAGAGCAGTTAAAGGTGTTCGGCCATGATGTTTATTATATGCCTAGAACACTAGTCAAAGAAGATAAGTTATTTGGCGAAGATGTTTTATCTCAATTCAACAACGCATATAATATAGAAATGTATATGGAAGAAGTTGAAGGTTATGGCGGAGATAAAGAACTTATATCCAAGTTTGGATTGGAAATACGGGATGAGGTAAACTTTGTTGTTTCTCGTAGAATATGGGAACAGACTGTTAGCAATGATCCTAATATCATTGTATCAGCTCGACCTAACGAAGGTGACCTAATATATTTTCCTAGAATTCAAAAGATATTTCAGATAGACTTTGTTGACCATGATGACCCATTCTTTCAGGTAGATAACCTTCCTGTCTATAAGTTATCTTGTTCAACATTTGAATACTCGCATGAAGCTATTGATACTGGTGTTACAGCAATAGATGCGATAGAAACAGAAGCAAGTCTAGATGCACTATTCTATCAGTTTACTTTGGAACAACCTGGTACCCTTAACGAATATATGGGTCTGGAAGATGCTCTTGGTTATGTCGACCTTGAAACAGCAACAGACTCTGGATATCTTGTTTCAGAAACAGATACATATAACGGCAACATGATTATGGAAACTGGCGAATACATAGTCAACGAAGAATATGTTATAGACACAATTGATGCAGAAGCCAAGAACGAATTTATTGAAACTGAGGCAGATAAGATTATGGACTTTACTGAAAAGAACCCATTTGGCGAGCCCTCATCTTTAGGAGGAATATAGAATGTTCGGTAGTACTTATTCACATGATATTTTACGAAGGACAATAGTTGCCTTCGGTACACTTTTTAATGATATTCATATCATTCGTAAGGATGCGGCTGGTAAAGAACAACAGTCATTAAAGGTACCTTTGGCCTATGGACCAAAGCAAAAGTTTCTTGTAAGATTAAGAGATGATGCTGATTTAGCAAATGCTACTGCATTGACTCTACCACGTATAGGGTTTGAACTAAATGGTATTGAGTATGATGGTGAAAGAAAACTGAATAAACTTGCCAAAGTCAAAAAAATAAAAGGCACCAAAGGCACACAGATGGAAAGTGTTTATAGTCCTGTACCATACAATGTTAATTTTGAAATGTTTGTTATGGCAAAGAATAGTGATGACGGTGTACAGATTGTTGAGCAGATACTTCCGTATTTTCAACCAGAGTATACTGTTACCCTGAGAGCTGTAGACTCTATGGATATCAAACGAGATGTTCCTATAGTTCTTACAGGCACTGCTTACGAAGATACTTATGATGGTGACTTTACAACAAGACGAGCTATCATATACACCTTGTCGTTTACAGCAAAAACATATATGTATGGGCCTGTTACAACATCTGAACAGATTACAAAGGTGTCTGTTGACCAGTATGCAGACCTCAAAGAGAAAACACCTCCAAGAGTGCGGCAGTATACTGTGTCCGCAGTCCAGACGGACAGTGCGTCCGAAGATGATAACTTTGGTTTCAATGAAACAATAAGTGAGTGGGTGAATGAGTAATTTAGATATGACTATTAGTAAGGCCCTCGGCATCGTAAATAAAGATGTTGTAAAGGACGTGTTGCATCCTTATGAACCTAAGGCAATTATACCTCGGCCGAATGAGCCTGAAGATATGGATTCTGACTATAAGTATAGTAGGGAGAATTTCTACAATCTTATAGAGCGTGGTCAGGATGCCATTGATGGTATACTGGAGATTGCCAAAGAGGGTGAACACCCCAGGGCATATGAAGTTGTTGGACAGTTGATAAAAAATGTATCGGAAGTAACAGAGAAGTTAGCCGACCTACAAGATAAAATGAAAAAGTTGAAAGAGGTGCCGGAGACAGGTCCGAAGCACGTAACTAATGCATTATATGTGGGGAGCACAGCTGAACTTCAAAAGTTATTGAAGGATAAGTAGTGAGTCGTGAAACCCTTGCCTATAAAGGCAATCCCAATCTAAAGTCTGCTGGCGTTGAAGTTTCTTTTACAGAAGAAAATGTAAAAGAGTTTATCAAGTGCAGTAAAGACCCTGTTTACTTTATAGAAAACTATGTAAAGATAGTGAGTATTGATGAGGGTCTTATTCCCTTTGGTCTGTATGAATTTCAACGTGATATGATAGGGACATTTCATAATAATAGATTTTCAATTTGTAAACTACCAAGACAGTCAGGTAAATCTACTGTCTTACTTGCATATCTAGTCCATTACCTTATTTTCAATGAGACTGTAAACGTAGCAATACTTGCCAACAAGGCAGCGACGGCTAGAGATTTGTTATCTAGATTTCAATTGGCGTATGAGCATCTACCAGAGTGGATGCAACAAGGTGTCATTGCATGGAACAAAGGTTCTCTGGAGTTGGAAAATGGATCTAAAATTATTGCTAGTTCTACTTCTGCTTCTGCTGTTCGTGGGGGTTCTTACAATCTTATTTTTCTCGATGAGTTTGCATTTGTACCACAGAATATCGCCGAACAGTTTTTTTCATCGGTATATCCTACAATTTCTTCTGGGCAAACCTCGAAAGTAATTATCGTGTCTACACCACACGGTATGAATATGTTTTATAAATTGTGGATGGATGCTGTAAACGAAAAGTCTAGATTTAATGCTATCGAAGTTCATTGGTCCGAAGTGCCTGGACGTGATGATGCCTGGAAAGAGCAAACTATTGCTAACACATCAGAGCAACAGTTTCTACAAGAGTTTGAGTGTAGTTTCCTAGGGTCTATTGATACTCTTATTTCTCCAACCAAACTGCAAGTAATACCTACGTCAGATCCCATATCAAGTAATGGTGGTTTGGATGTTTATGCACAACCTGAAAAGAGACATAACTATGCTATAACAGTTGATGTTGCCCGGGGTGGAGCAAATGACTATTCTGCATTTGTAGTTATAGACATAAGCCAGATACCCTATAGGTTAGTAGCGAAATATCGAAACAATGAAATAAAACCTTTAGCACTACCAGAACTAGTGTATAAGGTGTGCAGGGCCTATAACGATGCCCACGTTATGGTAGAGATAAATGATGTTGGGGCACAGATAGCAGATGCGTTACATTACGACCTGGAATATGAAAATGTTATTATGACACAGATGCGTGGGCGTTTGGGTCAGATAGTGGGTTCAGGTTTCGGTGATAAAGCAACTGACTTGGGTGTAAGAACAACAAAGTCCGTCAAAAAAGTAGGTTGTTCAAATTTGAAACAACTTATAGAAGGTGATAAACTTATTATATCAGACTTTGATATAATCGTAGAGTTATCAAACTTTGTTTCTAAAGGTGCATCTTTTGAAGCGGAAGAAGGTGCTACAGATGATTTGGTGATGTGTCTTGTTTTATATTCTTGGTTGACAGACCAAAACTATTTCAAGGAACTAACCGACGATGATATTCGTAGACGTTTGTATCAAAGTCAACAAAAAATGATAGAAGAAGATATGGCACCATTTGGGTTTATGGATGATGGTACAAATTTTTATGAGGACCAACCATTTACAGATGTGGATGGAGACTATTGGACCCCAACTAAAGTGCCGTCAGGATCAATATAATGAGTAAAAAAGAAAAGATAAAACAACTTATTGAGGGTCAAAAGACTTTCATACAAGAAATAAATAACCACGGATATGAAGAAAAAGATTACTGGTTAGAGCAGGGTGAGTATCGAAGAATTCAACAAACCTTAGCAAAAGAAATTCATAATGAAGCGCATCGAGAGTATCTAGGTGAGTATCAATCCAAATCAGTTATAGCAGATATAACTGCTCCTGGTGGATGGTTAGAAGAAGATGAATAGTGTTTTCTTTTTGATTTATTTGACCATTACACAATCAGGTTCGATTGGAATGCAAATAGAAGATAAGTATTTCCCCTCCTTAGACAGATGCCATAGTTATATGGAAACAGTCTTTCTACCAGATTTCATAGAGAAGAAACGCACTTGGAATTTTTACAGTTCCAAATACAGAGTACTGATGAAAGATTCCGAAGATGGTTCTATGAGGACTTATATGAGTTGTGTAGAGAAACCAGAAATGCCTTGTGGATATTCTTGGCCCTGTGGCGAAATAGAGATACCCGACCCCAAAGATGATATACGGGGTTAGATGTAGAACGGTAACTCTTGATTAGTTATACGGGCGTGTTCTATACGGCCGGCACAGTTTTTACAAACTACTCTAGACTCGTTCATTAGTTTATCTGCATCTTTTCGTTGTTCTGTATTGGAAGCCCAACGAGTATAAAGAGAATGTATTGTAGTGTGGTGAGGATACCAACATAATACTTCTGGTTCAGATTCTCCACAACCACATTGTAAGTTTTCAAAAGTTTTTAGAAATTTTATATGTCTTGTCTTGCCACGCATGATGGGGATCTCTCCTGTATCTTTTATTTATACACATCATGCGTCATGTGTTGAAAATCAGGTATTTTATAAATAAACATGAAAATCGAAAAAAGTGATTCTGTCTTACAGGAAGAAGCCTGCTTTGATGGCTTCGATACATTATAAACTTACAGGAGAAATAAACAAATGGCAACACTCGTTTCACCGGGAATCCTAGTACAAGAAAAGGATCTTACCGGTATCGTAACAGGTGACGCGTCTACAACTGGTGGTATTGGAATAGTTTCCGAGAAAGGTCCTGTTGAAGAAGTTGTTACCGTAGGAAATGAAAGTGAACTAGTAGAGGTTTTTGGTAAACCCAACGCCAGTACTTTTGAATGGTTCTTTACTGCCGCTTCTTTTTTGAAGTATGCTAATACTTTGAGAGTTGTCCGCTTTTCAACTGGCATGGTGAATGCTTGTGAGAGTGGAACGGCCATCTTGGTAAAGAACACAGAAGATTGGACAGCCAACTATGCAGACGGTTCTGCTAACATTGGTCCGTGGGTTGCACGGTCGCCTGGCTCTTGGGGTAACAACCTCAAAGTATGGCAGTGCCCTAGTGCTACAACTTATGAGCAACACTTGGGTGCATCTCAGAGAGTCAACGGTGCTTTAGCAGAAGGTGCTACAGCCGTCGTTATGGACGATGTTGATGCTTCTGGTCTAGCTGTCGTAGTAAACGACATTATTGCTTTTACATCTGACGCCGCTGGTGCAACACCAGTTACAGGTCACGAAGGTAAAGAGTATATCGTTACAGCAGTAAACACAAGTACAAACACATTAACCATCAAACAGCATAATGTATTCTCGACAAAGGGTCTGGCAGCTGCTGTTGCTGATGATAGTTATGTCACACGCCGATGGCGTTGGTATGAGGAGTTCGCTGGAGCGCCTGGAACATCTACGGATGTCTCTAGTAAAGGTGGCGCTGGTGATGAAATGCACATTATCATTACTGATGAGAATGGTGGCCTTACAGGCACAACAAACCAGATTCTAGAGAAATGGTCACACGTTTCTAAAGCGTCTGATGCAAAAACAGATAGCGGTGATAACAACTATTATGTCGATGCTCTCTATAATGGTTCTCAGTATATTTTCTGGATGGACCATAACACTGCTGGCACCAACTGGGGCGCAGGTGGAACGGCTACGACATTTACAAATGTTATTCCGTCTGACGAAGCTTCATTGGCCAGTGGTACAAACGACTATGTACCTACAAACGGTGAAAAGATTGCAGCGTATGACTTGTTTGACAATGACCAAGAACCAGTTAGTCTGATGATTGCTGGACCTGGTGATGCAACACACGTTACAAACCTTATCGACATTGCTGAGAAGCGGAAAGACCTAGTTGTCTTT